CTCTATGTACAGGACGAAACTATATTGCATAGTGATGTTTCCATGAATACGCGCCTTTTTGTAGCTGAGGACGTTTCTTTCAACAGTCGTCTCTATGTACAGGACGAAACTATATTGCATAGTGATGTTTCCATGAATACGCGCCTTTTTGTAGCTGAGGACGTTTCTTTCAACAGTCGTCTCTATGTACAGGACGAAACTATATTGCATAGTGATGTTTCCATGAATACACGCCTTTTTGTAGCTGAGGACGTTTCTTTCAACAGCCGTCTCTATGTACAGGACGAAACTATATTGCATAGTGATGTTTCCATGAACACACGCCTTTTTGTAGCTGAGGACGTTTCTTTCAACAGCCGTCTCTATGTACAGGACGAAACTATATTGCATAGTGATGTTTCCATGAACACACGCCTTTTTGTAGCTGAAGATGTTTCTTTGAATGGAAAGTTATATGCAAAGGGCCCAATGGGACTCGGTATTCAACAACCTAGTGTTTCCTTTGAAGTTGCGTATACAGATGCTATTCGCATACCATACGGAACAACGGTACAGCGACCAACTGTAACTGATGAAGCCACCAACGGAGGATATATTCGCTACAATACCACAAACCACCAATTTGAAGGGTATGGTCCTGGGGATTCATGGGGGTCATTAGGAGGAGTTATCAATGTGGCACAAAATACCAAAATTTTGGCTTCTTATCCTAATGCAGATTCGACGAATAATGAACTCATTTTTTATACTGCTCCCGAGAATAGTAGCGATATTAATGATACTACCGAACGTATGAAAATTACATCACATGGAGATATCTCTATGAATACTAGATTATATGTATCTGCTGGTTACCTAACAGTTTCTAGCGGTGCCGGTACAAATGGTGATTCTACGATTGTTATAGAAAGTGATACTGACAACACAAATGAATCTGCAAATCCATTAATACTTATGAAACAAGATGGTGGAAATGTTATTTATACTCATGGTCTAGGTACTGCAGCCGATAGAATTGGCGGTAGTGGTGTTGAAAATAACATTCTATACAAAATGGTTGATAATACTGGTACTAATAATACCAATTTTTCTTTTGAACACAATGATAATTCTTTATTATTAATTCAATCCAATGGCAGTGTTGGTATTGGAACAACTAGCCCTAATGGTCTTTTACATCTATATGAAGCTACCGGTACAACTGGTAGTGCAGACGGTTCTGGTACATTAGTACTGGAACACGGTAATGATGGTGGTCATAGTAGTATAGTGTTTGCTTCTGCACAAAATAGAAGTTCTGATTATGGCTACATAAGATACATGGACGATTATCTTGATAGTACTACAGACGAAAGAAGTGTACTAGTAATTGGTGTAGAAAATGATGACAATAGTTCTGACGGCGATAATATCGCACTTATGCCTAGCGGTAACGTTGGTATAAATACTTTATTTCCTAGTACATCTTACAAATTAGATGTGAATGGTGATGTGCAGGGTACTTCGTTCAATGCTAGTTCTGATAGTAGATTGAAAAATAACATTCTTTCTATTACAAACGGACTATCTATTATCAACCAGTTACGAGGAGTTTCATTTGAATGGAAAAATAAACCCGGTCAAAAAACATTTGGTGTAATTGCACAAGAAGTGGAAAAGGTTGTTCCGGAATTAGTCCATACCAATGAAACCGAAAATGAAGATGGATTCAAACAAAAATCTGTTCATTATGATGGTATCACCCCTTATCTCATTGAATCAGTCAAAATATTGTCTAGTGAAAATGAAGATTTGAGAACAGAGATACAACAATTGAAATCAGTAAACGAGTTGATAAAAGAGAAAATGAAAAAATACGATGAATTATTTCAGCAACTCACGAATAAATAGATGTTTGTAACAATATAATTATATCAAAAATTATATTGCTATTTATTTACATACAGAGCAACATGCTTTGTTGTCATCTGTTGTACTGCGATTTAATTGACATTTACACCATGGTTCTTTTGCATTGTGCAGGTCATTTTTATCACGCCAGTTCAAAGGTAAGTCATTGCACATACGACCTGCATGCGCAACTCGATTCGGGCGCAGTGATGTATTTGTACAAACAATAAAGGTTGGGCAGTTCGTTACATTTCTATCCATATTGAATATCCTCTGGCTTTCAGCAGAACCCATTTTTTGATTGTTGATATTTAAACTAACTATTTCATTCTCCAATTGATATTGTTTGAAATCCAATAGAGTTTTCGAATTGTATATGGGGTTATCCGAGATATCGTTGTAGAGTATATTTGAAATACGCTTTCTTCTTAAATAATCACTTTGAGACATCTATATACTATAAATAAACATATTTGTTTACAAAAATGTTTATTCCGCTTAAAGAATATTGTGTGTTTTAGTCGGCGTTTCCGCTATTTTTTTAATCACGGTATATGAAATATACCCTACTGCTGCGCCTATTATACAACCTATTGACAACTGGTATATTGTATGCTTACGGTAATTCCATCGTTGCAATACAGTCAATGATAGAATTATCATGTCCAGCATCAATACCCACATTGATTTTTGAACTAAATATATATACATCGTTGAAAATGCGACTGACTGTGCATGTCCGGACGGCATACCATATATATCAGCTCCTCGATGTGTATCAAATGTAACGATATTTATGCTATTATATGGACGTGATTCCTGTATATACGATTTTAACAGCATATTGATTACTGAATTTACTAGCAATGAAAGTACATAACCAGCTAGATAAACCGGTTGTACTAATAAATTATATACGTTAACCAATACGACTATTAATGGACCCAAAAACCCAATCATGTCCAATTCATAGAGTGTCTTTGTATTTTCCATAGTACAATACTAACAGAAATTGTATATCTATAAAAATATATTCGGTTGGTCGGTTCCAAATTATTTACCATTCGGTTCCAATTTATTTAATTGTTCACATATCAAAGAAAAAGACCAGTTTGCATTATTCAAATCAACGTTGTTTCCTCTGTCTGTCACCATCTTTACACCCATTCTATGAATGTTTACTGGTCCAAAATAACTGCGTTCCTGGTTTTGCAATGTGCCACCAAACTCTACATACGGCGCACCATTTATTAATCCGTTTGTTTTGACCGGTATTAAGCCAAACACATCTGTTACATATGGTCCAGTTCCATAACTTTTTGCACTTACTGAACTACCAATAGAAGTTGCATTCCCTACTGAATTGGCTATTTCATTTACTGCATATATCTGTTTTTCAGTCAATCCGGTTGTGTTATTGTATACTAATTCGCCACTTACTGGGTCACACTGAAATTCAGACCGTTTTGCATATGAAGGGAGTGGAATACTAGTATCTGAACCAGTCACTGTAACCAATCCATCATTCAAATGATTTTGATTGAAGTCATCGAGGCACAACAAAAAATAATTGAACAGATTTGTACTCACACCAGTATCACCTACAACGATTACCTTTCCTGCAGTGGTATCATAAAATGCAGACAAATCGTACGACGTATAATTACGAAAGCCCATTATCCAACCAACGGTGGTATCCCATGTGGTATTTTGTATACTTTTGATTCCTACAAAACATTTCGAGAAACTTATTCTATCATAAAATACGATGTTGTAGTCTTGCGCATCATACGTCCTAGTTACATTCATCACTATTTTTACGTAATTATTGCCATTCGACCTTTCTTCCAATGAAAACACTGTACTCTTTGCGTTTGTTATTGTCGTTAGACCGGCTATTTGGATATTGATTGTTTCGATTAAATAATCGGTTGAATATATGCCTGATGGAACTACAATCGTTACGTCGTTTTCTCCACCTGTACTGGATACTCCATCTTCATAACCTTTGAATACAATCGTATCATTGATTCCTGTTTCTATTGTTAATGTATTCGATATTGCAATCGTATCCACTCCGGTTATTGCTATGTCGCCTGCTGTAGTAATTTCCAATAGTTGTTTGTCGTCTGCATTGTACACTTTTGTTGCATCAGTTGCCGGAATATTGTAACTCAAATCATATGTATCTTCTGTCATAGTCGTATCAATGAAAACATTATTTTTCCATGTATTGTTTGTGTCATCTATAAATTCTATACTATAGTTTTTTGCTATTAATGTTTTTGCTATTGTCACGGTGAAAATTACGTTATACACATTATTCGATACACTACTTGTCAACTTTGTACCCGCAAAAATGTGCAATCCAGATATAGGGTCAATATAATCAGAAAATATTTCATTAATCGCTTCTTGGTATGTAGGATAATTACTGAAACTTGCAGTTGATGGAAAGGTCAACTCATATGATACGTCCCCTTCGTTTCCATTGTTACCACCTAATTTGGGATTGATTGTACATAATTTATCTCCAGCGGTTACATTTATACCTCCTGCATTCATAGTTGCTGTATAGTTTATAGTTAAATCTGTTAACGTTGTCCCAGTTAATGCTACTCCACCAGTGTCCTTCAATGCTATCGTGTTGACAAAAATACTATTTGCGATATCTATCTCATACATTGACTCGTCAAACACTCTAGATATGTTTAAATATAAGTGGAATATGTTATCTTTTAAATAAGCATATGTGCCGATTGGATAATCTGCAGCTTCGCTGTCAAAAGCATAATCCACTGCAGGTGCATTCAATATTGTATGTCCGTATATATCGTTATAGGAGGTATCATATACAAGTATGCCGGTATTGATAGCGGATAAATATTCAGTCAATGTGTACCCCTCTCCAGTTGAATCCTCTATGTTGAATGAAATATCATTGATTGTATTTACAAACTCTGGAACGATACATTTCAATTCAACTGACGGATTTCCCGATATTATATATCTGTCCGTTTGTGCAATCGGCGATAAATCGGAATATATCAAATCCATTTCATTATAAGAAACATCAAACCGAAAACAAGACGACTCTCCTATCCATATATCGGATGAATCTGGAAACACTATCACCGTTTTACTCGAAATGTTTGTATTTGCAAATGTTCGCGAAAATTTTATTCGTAAATCTATAAAAGATACGACTGTGTCATATTCATTGTTGCTTGTGTCTATGTTGGTTCTTGCTACATACGAATCGTATAAATTCGTATTCGATGTTATTTGTGCATTGAGGTCAGTTATTAATTCTTTTCTGGTATATGTACCATCCACTAACGAAAAACGAACGGTTGTACTCACATCGACAACAGACTCTGCTGCATCATACGGAAACGTTCCTGAATATTGATATACTGTGAAATAATTATTCGTTGAATTGATAGTAAACTTCCTATTGCTATCACTGGTAAGCGCAGTATTTTCCATTGAATGATACAAAGGAGATTTCAACGAATTGCCATAATAAATAGTACTTTGAAATCCTAGATAGGAGGGAATCGTAGTGTTTCTACTTAAATCTGCTTGGTAGGGACTCTCCCATCTAGGGAAATTTACATAGAAGCTACTTTCATTGTACTGCTTTTTTATAATCGCATTGAATGTTGTCAATGATGTAAATTTGTTGTAGTTCAACAAACTATCTGAAATGTTCGCATCTATTGTACTATCTTTTGTTTGTATCGCGGTGTTTACCGTATCTATTAATTCCTGTGGTTTGTAATTTCCAGATTCTATTTGAATTTGTATATCGTGAGTTTCTTCCGTTATTCCCGCGACCCTCCCCTTAAAATAAAAAAAATTGCTTCCATAACTTTTTCCGATTGTATACCAGGTGTATGGTATTTGTATCGAATACAACTTCAATGACACTACATCTTTCAACGGCTCAGATAAATTAAATGTAAATTCGGTTGACATGGTTGTTTTGTCTGACCTATATTGACTGTCAATACTTATGATTCTTTTTGTCGTCTGTTTCAGTATCGGGTTCAGTGCACCTTGTGCATATTCTACATTTTTTGTATAAATCACGTTACTTCCACCTGTTTTATTTTCATCATCTATTTTCATTAGGTCACCTACCATCGTGCCTGTCGTTTTGTTTGATTCATCAATCTTGGTTATTTTGGCATCTTTGTCATTTTTTGTTTTGTATACTTTCTCGGCGTCTGCCATTGTCGTTAACCCTTCTAGACCTTTGTTTTCTTCTTCATCGGCTTCCTCTTCTCCTGCGTCTTCATCGTCAAAAAAAAACGTATATATCGATTCGAAAAAATTGGACAATCGTTTTCCGGCACGCGTATTCATTTTTTCATATTTGTGTATCATCATCAATATTTTTGCTTCCAACTCTCTGTCTGTTGGATTTGCTAAATCTAATATTTCATATAATTCGTCTTCTGAATATGAACTTATATCGTATAAATCTTCTTTTTTCATCCTATTTATACTAACATCACACAAACATTTATATTTTTATTTGGAAAAATATAAAGTAGCTATTTATGTTTGACATTGTTGTAATGTTATTTATCTTTCTCTGTCAATCTCGCTTTGAACATCTTGCTTATGAATTCAACTAAATCTATCTGCCTAGAGCAATTGAACAACATTTCTATCGGAAAGGATTTTAATCCCTGGCCTCGTTTCATATGTCTATTCCCTTTGAAACAAAGTATATCAAAAGCCTTCATTACGTCTTCTTCGTCTGTTGTCATATCCTCACGGGCAATGCGTACACTTCCAATGTATACATATCGATTGTAATTTCCTTCGTCGTATACTTGAATGCGACGAGGAGATGCTCGATTCCGTAACATGCCTATTCCCATTATTCTATTTGTATCATTGTTCATCTCTAAAATAAACATGATAGATTCGGCTGGTATCTTTTGTGTGATAGGGTCAGGTGAACAATATATACATCCTGCATTTGGATTATTCTTTCTATATGATTCATTTTCATGCCATGTAGTTGTATTGAATCTTGATGTTAACAAAAACTTTCTCATGTTCTTTCTGTACTCTCGTACATGCTTTGTATATATCTGCTTGTTTGTTAAAATAGTAGACATGGTTAATAGGTTGCTATCAATATCAAAAGAATACCACCATCAATTTTTATTTTCCATTTATTTATGTTGTTCTATTACAAATGGATTCTAAAGAAACTATCTCTGATTCTAGCGACTCATTCGCAATTGAAATTGCAGATGAGAACGTTTGTATCCAGGATGCAGTAGAAGAAGAGGAATCGCTATTAAAAAACGAAATTCGCCCATCGTTGTCTGCATATAATTTAGAACACATTGACAGTGCGAACGACTATCTCTTGTATGAACATGATAAATGCGATAGCCCTATCACTATCTCTTATTACGGAAGCAGGGAGGGGAGTTGCAATAGTAGTGATATCGACGATTCCCCTATTGCCGATATCTCTAATAATTTACAAAACACTGTTCCTCCTTTGACATTAGACGATATATCAAACCTAACAAACCATAATTTGACACATGTGATTAATAGTACTATCCGCAAAAAACGTTCTTCCAAATTCAAAAAATTAGACGTATATGATATCGAAAGAAAAATAGACCAATATTATTCTGTCGATGATTTTGAAAACCGATTTACCAGCGAAATTGATATTCTGACTACTTACATGAAAGGACAGAAAAACGTGTACATTCAGTCCAAAAATGTCACGCAGTGGAAGTATAATTGTCTCATGTTTCCTATTCTTATTATTTCGTGTTTTATTACTATTTCAAGCCCGTTTATTGATTGTCAACATATGCGGACTAGCATTATTTCGGGACTAAATGCAATCATCGCGCTGTTCATATCTATTATTAACTTTTGGAAACTGGAATCTTCTACACAATCTTTTTTTCAATTGGCAACACATTACGATAAATTGGAAACCATGTTAGAACTCACTACTGGACGCCTTCTCATTACTGAAAAAGAAGTTGAGAAAAAACGTGTAGTGGTCGATAAAATAAATGAAGTTGAACAAAAAATAATGGAAATCAAAGATACCTCTCATTTTCTTATTCCAGAAGAGGTTAAATCTTTGTTCCCGATTGTATGTCATATAAATATTTTCTCATTCATCAAAAAAATGCAAAATTATCGCCATGAATTAATTGTCAATCTGCGTGACGTTAAAAACGAAAGTAGGTATATTCTACACAAATGGAAAAAAATATCAGCGAAGACCTACGACAATGAAGCTCTTACCTATTTTCAATCAGTTAGCTATAAGAAAGAAAAGGCTAGACTCCATTATTTGTACAAAATCAAAGGGAAAATCAAATCTGACATTTCTGAATACAAAAATGCATATTGCCACCTGGACGAATTGTTTACGCGCGAAATAAAATCGGCCGAAAATAAAACAAACAGATGGGGGGTTTGGTATATTTGTTTTTGGAACTATTCTACTTCCAATATTCCTATTAAAAAAGACTCTAATCCCATTGTTGATAAATATTTTCACTTCATCTTTAATGAGGATTATTAGACAAATATATTTTCCAATACCATGGTGTATCATGAACTAATTTTATCGAACCATGTTTTATCAACTGTTTTTGAATGTTTTTTGTATCTAGGCGCTCGTCGTATCGTATTTTTAACAATACACGCTTTTGGGTCGGGTCGTTCTTCAATGGTATTTCTGTCATTCGCTGAATGCGCCCAATTGAAAGCCCGGTTATTATATCATGCACATAATCTTTTGCTGTTTCTACCGGTATGCGAGGTATGCACAAAGACAAATTGGTGTTGGTCATTCTTAATGCTTCTGCATGTTTTGATTTGATAAAGTCAATTTTTATCAAATCAAATAAACCTAGTGTCTAGGTTGCTGTCTTGAGTATATTATTCTCTTAATGAGATGGGTTTTAATATTTATATCGGTAATAAATATGCGCCACGGTACATGTTTGCTAAGCCGTATGTCGGCATTGCTTACGACAACCTAATCACATCGTTTACATGCTCCCTTATTGACAAGGACATGTATATCTGCTGTCGTATGTATTCAGCGTTGAGTAACCGATTCATTATTCATTTATCGATTACCAACCAGCTGTTATTGTGTTATTATTTGCGCATATCTGTCTATTTTGCTGTTTCAAGACAATAGGAATAGGACACAGTATTTATATTGTTTTTCTAATATGTTCAAATTTTGATATTGTTCTCTGTGCGCATTATAATTATATTATGACTACAATGGACGATTCTTTAGGGAAAATTGTACGCCCGTCGTGGTTAGCAGAAGAAGAACGGTTGCAAAAAGTAGACTCTATGTTTGACAGAGAATCCATGTCTTCCATTCCTATCAAAATTATTTATGTGAATACTCACGATTATATTGATAAAATTACATGCGCGACGTGTCCGATTACGCCTTCTGATACTGGTGGTATAATTAAAAAAGAAACCCTTATCAAATTCATTCAAGACCACAAAATTCAGACGAAGGATACAAAATACAAATTACTGGATGTGTTGTTATGTAATTTTGTTGTTTCGCCTTCGGACATGCCGTTGTTCTCGTCCACCAGTGATGACGATGAAAATGCAACGAATTATGTCCGGTCCATCAGTTGCGTTGAAGATATATTCATCGCTCCCTCCATATTCATGTTTCATGATATCAATTCTATGTATTTTATCTATCAAGAACATGAAGTGTTGAAAAATCATGTACCTTTGAAATCTATTTTAAAATCAAACATAGAAAACAATGATAGAGAACCCAACGCGAAAAAGCGGAACACAAAAAAAGTGAGAATATCTATGAAACACAATACTCTGCCCTCGAGTTCTAGTAGAAAGAAAACGCGCAGGCAACGACACTAGTTTCTGCTTATGGATAACGCACCTACCTATTTGGTAAGGAATTGTCCAAAGGTGTATACACAACCTATATAAACATTACTACTATTATCTACTAATAGTCATGTCACATCTGCATTCTCATTTCAAAGATGAAATCAATTGGTTATTTTTTCAATTAACACGGAAAAATAATGATGCATGTATCAAGAATATTGAAACGAGGCTGCACGATACATTGACACTTCTCAAGACAAAGGTGGCTACTTCAAATGAATTTGTTCCCTATCTAAAAATATTGTATCGTTTTATTGGTTTCACGCGAGATAACTACAAAGGCATTGGTGAAAAAACTCTCTCCCATGTAATTCTATACGTTTTTTTCAATGTCTTCCCGGTTCTTGGGATTTACGCATTGCATCGGCTTGTCAAAGTATCTTCTGAAGTCGGTCCGCAGTATTACTTTGGTTGTTGGAAAGACATGAAACAAATATGTATCTATGCGTACAATAATTCATCTATGGGCGAGAATCACTCCATTATCCATTATATCGGTCGCATTGTCAACACTCAACTCTCACATGACGCGGAAACCTGGAAATTTTCTGCAAATTGTTTCTCAAAAACACACATATCGAATGTTGCAAAGTATATTCCACGAGAAAAATCTAACCACGGTTGGTTGTTTGAGAAACTGGCCATTGATTGGATTCAACATTCTAAACCCTATATATTGACCACTGCTACCAACGCTGACTCTCGGGCACGTGCTATACTCAAATCAAAACGCATGTATCGAAAAGTGGTGTCCTCTTTGAACAAATGTTTGGATACTACCGAAACTCGATTATGCAACCATGACCATAACCAATTGGATTTGCAGGCTATCTCCCTTCTTACTGCCGTCAACAAGGAACCTACCTTTCTTAATATAAACAGCAGTTGTGAGGATACTCGCATTGCTGCTGATTTCAAACAACTCGCCCTACATAATGGGCAACATTCTGTCAACCAATTTGAATGTGGCCAATCTTATTCAAAAATCTCCATATACCATATTATCAAATTTGCAATTCGGTTATATGAAACAGATAATGACACCGTAAAAGACAGTGACATTGCTATTGTCAACAAACTATGGAACGATATGTATTTGAACACCATCAAAACATGTAAGAAAAACATGATTATCCCATTGCTGGATGTATCCTATGGAATGAATGATGAAAATCTATATTCGGCTATTGGTATTTCTATCTTGCTATCACATACCAGCAATCTGTACAAACGAATCATTGCTGTTGACAAACTGCCCACATGGATAGACCTCTCGACAACTGACAACATTGTTGACCAGGTTGGTCGGGTGATGACGTGTATCAAAAGTATGTACAATACTCGCCCGAATTTTAGCGCTGCGATTGAATTGTGTATACATGCCGTTGAAGCAATCAATGTCCATTCAGTCCGCCCTTCTTTTGTCGATAACTACAAAATTGTGTTGCTTAGTGATTTCAACCACTTTCCCGTCGACTCTTCTCCTGTTTATGAACTATTTCACCTTCATAATTCTGATTGTCTACCAACCACCGTTTTCTGGAACATGAACAACCATGATTGTGTCGATATTCACACATCGATTGACAGTTCCCATTCGATGGTGTTGTCGGGGTATTCTTCCTCTCATATTCACAATTTGTGCAATGCAAACACAAATTCTAAAAAGTCTATGTATCGACGCATATCCAAGATGGTATCGAACAAACGCTTCGACTGCTTCTCCGACTATGTTGACAAAATGATACAGTTGTTTTGATTCTATTTTTTGGCAATCTCCTCGTATCGTTCCTGTGATTTTATTTTAAAATCTACAAAATGCTCTCTACGGTCGGCTATGTTTCCCTCCTTCTGATTGAATTCGGTCAAATTGGATGTTATCTTTTTCAAGTCTTCTGAAGGAACTACCTGTATCTTCTTCAAATGGTCCAATATCTGTTTTGCAGTCTTTCTTTCATTCGGGACTGCCAATATCACTTCTAGCAACATTTGTTTGAATTCATCCATAAACGGTACGTCGACAATTATGTAGTCTATCTGCAATTCATTAATAAATTGCAAATAGCATACGGTTAATGAATATGCGTCCCATGTACTGTGATAGGACAACAGTTCTACCATTACCTTTTCCCATTTGGTTGTTCCAAACCCTACTTTTGTTATCAATCCAGAAAAATATGTTTTCAATTTCTCTTTGATTGCTTCTATTTGCTTCATATCCAATACGTCATTGATTCCCGTATTTTTCTCGTAGTAATTGTCTATTTCTTTCTCAATGAGTTCGATTGACGCAGGTAACTGAGAGATTTCCTTTGCAGACTCCATTGATTTTCCTACCACATTCACTATATAGGACAATATATCTATGTCTATGCACCATGGTGCATATTGTGGCGCATGGGCATACAATACATCGAATATTTTGTTGGTTTCTAGAGTCAATGCTTCCTCGGCGACAAAAGACAAACCGAAATCTATTATGACTGGACGCTTTTGTACATCTCTGCACATGATGTTGTTTTCTTTTATGTCATAATGGACAATTCCATTCACATTCAACTTGTGCAATCCCTGTAACAATATTTTATAACTATTTATGAAATATTTGGTGAACTGGTTACTGGTCATATTTCGTTCTAATAATTGTTGAATATAATCTCCCAACGTGTTCTTTCCTACATATGGTATTTTGTTCATTTCGTATTTCATTGGTTGACCTGACTTTCTGTCGGTGTCGATGAAATCGCATTTTTGTAATTCATTGTCTTCTATCTCATGGATGTCTACTTCACAGTTTTCCAATACCGGGGCAAAATACCGAGAATAATTTGCGATTTGCTGGATTTTTTCTCCTATGTACACCTCGCTTTCAGACGTTTCTTTTTCTTTTTGTATTTTGGTAATCTGTTTGGTCGATTCGTCTACCATGCCTTCACATGTTAATCCTGGTCTAAATACACAACCATATGTACCCTGGTTTACTAGTCGTATATTTTTTTTGGGTTCTGGTTGCTCTGCAATCATATTCTTACGTATTTGTATTATACATATATATTTTGTATACTGTGTATATTCTTTTAAGATGTTTCCTTTTTTTCGAATATTACATGTTGATATTTCTGGTTGTTCACCCTACTTCTTTTCACAGATTCTCGACTTGTCTCTACATAGTTGGCGGTTATTGTTTCGGGGGTAAACACACTGTACACGTCTGCTGCTTCCACATAATCGTCGTCAACTATTGTTAAATATATTTTGTTATAACTTGGATAATATCTTTCATATAATTGAGAACCTCCCATCACAAAAAAACGTTTTTGACTATATTTTTCTCTCAATGTCTCTAGCAAATTGTTCAGGTTCTCGGCATTTACAAAATAGAGTTGGTCTACAAACATCTTTTCCAGTTGTTTGTATTTCTCGGGTCGCGTCGTCAGTACTACGTTTATACGATTCGGCAATGGCCCAGTTGGAAGCGAATCATATGTTTTGCGTCCCATCACGACGATTTGGTTTTGCGTTATCGATTTGAAATATTGCAAATCCTCCGGTATATACCAAGGCAGCAAGTTGTTCCTGCCAATCACGCCCCGGTTGTTCATTGCCACTATCGCATTTAATTCTACTGTCGACATATATGACTATATGTTGTTATTGTTTTATATCAAAACTTATATAAAGAAGAATCGGTAATTTATAATGCGTAGGTACGCACGTCTGGTATTGCTTTCTTAGCTCAGTTGGTTAGAGCATCTGACTGTTAATCAGAAGGTCATAGGTTCAATCCCTATAGAAAGCGAATAATTATTTCATAATTACTATTAGTCATTATGAAAAAAACTGATACATGTATATATGGAAAGTCCATTTGCTCAGTCCAATACAATTGTTTTTTATTTAGAACCTATTTTGAATTCCTATCATAAATCATATCAAAATATCATTACGGTCAGTTCTATTCCACCAGGACCCTTGTCCGAATTGGTCGCCTCTATGTCATTGCCAAAATTGTCGCCTTTTCAACAAATCAGCACATTCGCCTCTCCACATAATTGTGTAAATGTATTGTTGCGTTATCCCAACAGGAGACCTTCGATGAAAAATACAGATTCTTTTATGACTACGGAAGATATTCCAGCAGTCTTGTCGTATCTCTCTACAAATGGATACACAATAGAAAAAGACCTGTCTGATATTATGCAAAAAGCCAATATTGGGTTTGGCGGCACGACTCCTAGCAGGTTGTCGGGTAACCGCAAAATGATTTGCATTGCGAATTATGTTTCCAGTTAAGCATCTACCCTTTTCTATAAATTTGAAGGCGGATGTAGAAAATCCCTTGGGTTTACCGACATCATCGATGGGATAATTCCAAATGTCCGTTTGTTTTTTATGTTTAGTCAAATACATTTTTTTTGACTAAACATTGTGGTTACCGTCACTACAGTCGTCCGTTTCGGGAGAGGGAGGACTATGTTGATTCTTTATTTTGGGGAGTCTTTTTTTTTGGTTTGTTGATTACATGGTTGATGTGTACAATTGACATGAATAGTTTCATTGCCTGTTTTTTATAACTATGATATTTTTCAATATTGCGCGGCACTGCATTCTTGTACATGTCAATGACTTTGAATATTTCATTTATATAATCTCCCTTTTTCGTTATCGACAACTTAAAATCGTGAATCGTCAAACATGTCCGTGCATAATCCTCCCTGATGGTTTTTACGCTATCGTGAACAGTTGTACGGTAAAATTTTTTCAGTCCGTCGACCTTCCATTTTTGCATATTCTTTTTTGTGTCTGGGTATTTAGTTTCCAATAATAGGAGCCGAGTGTCACATGGTAAATATTCTAATATAACTAGCTGGATATCTATTGGCAACAATGCCACTTTTTCCGGGACAAAGCGCGTCCGTCGTGCATCTTCTTCGCGTATCATGTGAAATAGACGAAGATGCTCTGCACATTTGTCCTGAAATTCTGTCATTACTAGTTTACCATACATATCGGTTGCTTTTATCCAGGTTTCTATCTCTTCGTCTGTCTTGCCCACGTGCTTACCCAGCAGAATATTTGGTATCAATTCATGTAAATTAAGTGTCACCAAATCATTGAAATTTGTTGGGCTTCGTGGTTGATTCTGTTTGTATCTATACGTAACGATACGTTCCGGCAATGGATATTTGGTTATGGCTTCATATGCCTCTACCTTTTCGGGGGTTTCTTTTATTATGGACTCTATCATTCTATCTATATACATATACCAAATACGGTTTATATCAATTTTTACACACTATCCTCGTTACTCCTTCAATATGCTTAATTAGATGAGAATATCTCATTACAAATAATGTATCTAACCTGTCGTAGTATATGACGATGGAAAAAAATGATGAAATGGTTTTTATATCTCAATGTCCTACTATATCTTCAACTTGTACCATATATCGCCGTTAACGATGAAATTCACCTTCTTCATCTGCATAGATATTTGCTTACATGCATACATATGACGAGAACTGTCTAGAAATTGTTGTATTTTATCAACATTCTTGTCGGTTGTGAAATAGTTTATCGGGGTCTCTCTCGATTCATCGGGTTGCCCTGCATAACGCCTTCGTCTATGAAAGTTCAACTGTTCCATGAACCACCGGGTATCTGTCGATTCATAGGATTCCCCTGCAGCGCGCCTTCGTCTATGAAAGTTCAAACGTTCCAGGAACCAATTGTATTTTTCAATTGATATAATCCTACATGTGTTCCCGATTGAATCAATATAATCCACTTCTCGGTCCGGGTCAAATGGACCGATGTTTAATGCGTTGTAGATTACAACCGGTGACACAAACGAGAGTATCTCTTTTTTTATATCCGGGCACATAGTTTTTACAATACGCAATGCGTTTAATTCGGTGGTTTGCAGATGAGACATAGTTTTTATGATGATTATTCTCACGCACCACCTGATTAATCAATTTTTACACTCCTATCCATGTAGACTATCAAACGTGCAATTATATATAAATCATACCAAACTCATATTCATTTTTATTAGGACATCTCGTTCCAAATAAAGTATCTAACCAATATTCGCCATAATTACATTGCGGATATTTATGGTGTAGTATATGATGATTTCCAATAAGCCATATGAATCGGTCGTCATGCCTTAACATTCCTCTTATGTTTATTATGAATAAAGAATATACAAATGAATAAAGAATGTGCAAATTGAATTTTATAAACAATAATGGGATTGCGACTCCCATTCCTTGTAATGGGCTTTCCGCAAAATGTCCAACATAAGTGTCTTTGAAACTGATGATATTATAATCAACACTATGGTGGTATTTATGAATTATTTTGTAAACCGTTTTATTGTGTAAAATAATATGTGATAAATAAAACCAAATATCGTATGAAAGTATAAACAGAAATATATGTATCATTCTATTTAATACAACCGTTTATTTAATCCATTTACACCTTTTGTCATATTGTATACTCACCGACTTCAAGTAAAAAAGTTTGTTTACTCAATTTACATACTCATTTATTATATATATCTACTATTGTATTCGTTTACTTGATTTGAAATGTCATTCCCTCCTCCTGCTGCACACTCTTTACCCACGGACCTGTATAAATCCGGCTGTCGTAAGCTTTTGCGTTCAATGTACCCTTTCCATGTAACTCACTATCGCGCCATTCACCCTCGTATATTGCTCCCGATGGCCATACACATTTACCATATCCACTGCGCTCGTTATATTCGAATTCGCCTGTGTATTCCTCGCCATCCGTATACCGCATGGTTCCTTTACCATGCAACTGACCATTCCCCCATTCTCCTACATACATGTCTCCTCCTGTATAATACATTGTGCCCTTTCCTGACATTACACCTCGCTCTACTTCTCCTTCGTACAATGTACCAGATGGATACTGAATTTGACTTTTCTCTCCATGCAAAAGTCCATTTTTCCAGATACCAACATGACGGATTCCACGTTGGTCCTGATATACTCCTGAGCCATGTGCAATATCATCGCACCATCTCGACACATGTACATCTCCTTCTGCGTAATACATTGCTCCTAGGCCATGTTTCTTTTTGTTTTTTTGTTCGCCCAGGTATACTGCACCATTTGCATACACCATGGAATACACCTCTATTTCCTTATTGTTGTCTATCATAAAATGAATACGAAAGTTGGCCTCTGTCTCCTTTGACACTGCAAACTGATGAATAGGTTCCATGATATTGTTGTTGTTATTGTTGTTATTGTTGTTGTTGTTGATGCCAGAATTTTGACAATCGAGATGTTGTCAATTTTCTGCATTTTTATAAAAAAATGATGGTAATGTTGCGTTACATGTTTGTGGATGTAGACAAACGTGTAAATCTATGATAGTGGCTTCAATGACAAGGTATCCGTTTTTCTTCTCCGTTTATGCACACCGAAATGCATATGCCATCATCCCTACAGCAACCAGTCCTAATAACATACCCATGTGATAATTGTATTGCATCCCTTTGTACATTTTTAACCAGGCTTTTGTCTGGTCTTCTGTTTTGATATGCTCGAGCATCATGTGTTTCTTAGGGGTCAATGTATAATAAAAATAATTGGTTAGAAAACTGACGAGTATGGTCTGGCATACCATAGCGGTGGTTGACATCTTTCGTTTTAATATGTATGTATTTGTCAATAACAACAACATAGCTAAAATGAAACCTAGAACGTACCCCATATAGTAAATTTCACTGCGCTCTTTTACTACCTGTTTGTAAATCGTTTTTAAATCTTCTGGTAACTGTTGCTCGTAATTTTTTGTTATTTCACTTTTTGTTGTGGCATTTGTCATGTAAATCATTCCGATTACAAATGCGGTCGATAATCCACAGCTCGTTCTACACACCATCTTTGTTGGTCTTATAATATTAGTGCATATATTTAATTTGAGATTTGAGATTTGAGATTTGTATGCGGAGTATGACCCAGAACCCAGAAACAAGATGCAAAAAGTCATAGACAAATTGAGGGAATACCATTGGATAGAATACAACACACCCGGTGGCTGGGATGCGCCTTCGTAGAAATAAGTAATGGAGGATATTAACGATTACTTATTTTTTATTAAGGTATATGTGTGGTATATTTATGCCTGCTCTGCGGCGGCGACCTTCGTCTTTCTTTTCTTTACCGGCTTCTTTTCTTTCTCCTCTTCCACGGCAGGCGTGGAGGCGGGTTCGGGTGCCTTTGTCTTTGTTTTTACTGTTCTTTTCTTTGGGGTGGGCACGGGTTCAGGGGCCTTTGCCTCGGGAACGGGGACCATGATGTTAATCGTTGTCTCTTCGTTCTGCTCAGCATCTGGCTCCGGTACGGAAGTGTTTTTCTGCTGCCCATTGTTTTCATCGGCTTCCTTTTTCTCTGCTACAATTCGCGCAGCCGCATCCAATTCCATCATGTTCATGGTGAATACATTCTTCAACTTCTCTAGATAAACGATTCCGTCCATCAACTCCTCCTGTGTTCTATGAATCCATTCCATGGCTGAAATATTCGGTGTATCCAAAATCTTCACATATTTTTGCATACGGGGATTGTCGCTCTCCTCCAGACATGTTTTCAATGCACTCGGCCTTTCTCTATTTTCGGTAGACATCTTCTCTACTATGACTCTATAATTGTGTTTATATTTTTTCAGCAATATATATATTCCTTTTACACATAATTATATAAAGCGGTTTGTTCATTACCTGTATATAAATTGGTCATGAATTCTAGACTTATTTCGATTATTATGGCAGGGGGGCTCGGCAAACGCATGAGCTCTACCAAAGCAAAAGTCTTACACGAAATTAATGGGTTTCCTATGATTTACTATGTTATTCAAAATGCACTCTCTGTGCAAGCTGAACGCATGTTTATTGTCGTTGGCAAATATAAAAAAGAGATTTCCGATTCTGTATCCACATTGTTTTCTCAAGAGGTCCTGGATAAAATTGTATTTGTTGTGCAACCCGAATCAATGATGGACGGAACTCTTTGCTCCTTAGGTACTGGTGACGCGGTTCGTGCGTGTTTGGCTGAATTTGATAACCATGATTATCCCAGTAACACGCGGGTCCTCATTTTGTCTGGCGATGTTCCTTTCATCGATAAGGACGAATTGATGTCTTTGTCTACATCTACCAATTCTATCATGGCAGCAAACGTCCATGACCCAACTGGATATGGTCGTATCTTTCTCGATGAATCTGGGCATCTATCCTACATCATGGAACATGCTTTGTGCGACGATGAGCAACTTGCGTGTACATTTGTGAATGCGGGGATTTATAATCTTTCTATGAAAGTATTGAAGGAATCCATTCCAAAGATTGAAATCAATACGCATAAAATGGAATTTTTATTGACTGATTTTTATTTGTTTACCGATACTCCTATTTGTGTGTGTTTTTCTTCGAGTGTTCCTAAAAATATGAACACCCTGAACGATTTGCCGATTCGTCTTCATCAAAATTGACCGTCTTATGATTTGATTCTATTGTATCAAATTATATTTATTATCATACTAGCGATGCCATGCTCTATATGCAAACATGCAGGACATTCTTTTATTCAATGCAATGACGATAGGATTGAAGCTTCTGCTGAACATATGTATCGTAACATGTATGCACTCGTAATGGAACCGGCAGAGACTTATAGTGAGAGTAATCATCACGCCTACCCGTCTCATTCTGCGTATACCAATATCAAAACAAAAATGAATCGTCTCTCCGTCGGGTGGCATGTCTCTTTGTGGAAGCGAGCATGGCCTCTTGTTATGGACAAATTGCATCGGTTGGATGGGTACTCTCCGCTCATTGCTAGATTTCGCCAACTTACCGTGAACGCTCGTATTCTGCGACCAACTACGTCTACTGATTACAAACTATCTTTGTCTGGATTGGCACAATTCATTGCTAGACAGTTGGTTGACCGTGAATCTCATCAAATGGTGCTGCAACTCGGTCCAAATGAACAATCCACAGAGGAGGTGTCGTCTGGGGTGCCTTTCTATATTGATTCGGTTGATGTTGAATATATTCATGACGATGGGTGTGCGGTATGCATGGAGCCGCTGGGCGATACAAATTGTATTGCGTTTGCCTGTTTGCATGGGTTTTGTGCGAGATGCGTTGGTGAATTTATGCAACGTTGCAATGGAAAATGTCCGTCTTGTAGAGAAATTGTCTCGCAATTACGGTTTAAACCAACTATTTTACCTGAACATTTCAATAAGATGAATATTGTTTTGACTGAACGGAGGCATTCAGAGTATACATAGTCTTTTGACAGGGTGGAGGCTGACTTTTGAAGCAGGGTAGAGACAGACTTTTGACGCAGGGTAGAGACAGACTTTTGACGCAGGGTAGAGACAGACTTTTGAAGCAGGGTAGAGACAGACTTTTGAAGCAGGGTAGAGACAGACTTTTGAAGCAGGGTAGAGACAGACTTTTGAAGCAGGGTAGAGACAGACTTTTGAAGCAGGGGGTGTGTTGGGTGTTTTTTCATGTACTGTCCCACTGGCGCATCATCTCAACGGCACTATTCGACCCCCCGCATACTCATATACCCACCGCCAGTGCTTATATTGTATATATTTATATATATAGTTATCCAGAAATGAGTGACATATCGATTTATGAGTAGGATATCAATAATTGAGTATACCCCTC